ACCAACATCAAAACCTATAGCCATTTCTTCTCCTTTTCTATGCTTTCTTACCGAAGTTTAATTTTGGCTGTTGGGCAAAGTCTGGTATTTCCCAAGCTGTTGCCTCTTTTTTAGCTTCTTGGGATTCCACCTTGTTAGTGGCTTGCGTTCCCACAGAAACGCCCAGTGTATTAAGATTTATGTTTAAGTCTATACTAATCGATAGCTTGCATTCGCCATCTTTCGTTACGACCTTCACATCACTTGCTTTTATAAGTTGAGCCAATGTAACCTCTTACATCTAATATAGTTTATGTTTTTTCAGATTTGAACGGCCACTTCTTGAACATTTCATCTATTCCAGATATTATCTCCGTTTCAGTGATCTCTGTTAGGCATGGTTTGAGCTGTTTTCTTGACTTAATACAGTTACCAAACTTGAAACATGGTCCACATTCCCAGTTCCCATTGTCTCTATGTTTTTGTATAAGCGTGAAATCATAATGCTTTCCATAAACCTTTCCATCAGCAAAGGTAAATATACCACATAAAGGCTTTCGAAGACCCCCAGCGAGATGAAAGGCTGCGGTATCGACCGTTATCATGTAATCCATGCAGTCAACATAACATATAAAATCTTGTAGACCTAGACCGCTTAATGTCTGTATTCCATGTCTTTTGCATGATGAAAGCTCATCTTTGTGGAATGCTATGAGATTGTGTTCGTTTAATTTATTTGCAATCCAACCAATCTGATTTTCTTGTAAACTTTTTGTTGCTATCTTTGAAGTTGGGGCGAAACCAATAAGCGCACCCGAGTTTTTTTTCAATGATTGAATTCTTGACATTACTGATCTTTTGCGATCTTGGTCTATAACAAAGTGCATATCATGGCTTGTTAGGTTAAGACCACAGTATCTCGCCCATATGTCACTCCTATGATCGTCATAGTTTGGAGCCTTGTGGTGTTCATAGCGATCCGCTATCGTAACGCAAGTATTTAACACACAGATATAATCTTCGTGGTTAACAGTTCTTGAATCCACAACATCATGGATATATGGATGATCTATTGCCGCATCTCTATATTCTGGAAGGCAAGCAAGCGTAAACTCACATTCGGGACACTCACGCTTTAGATCATCAAATATCATGCGTTGCATAAAAACATCGCCAAGACCACCCTTATCATGCCAAATAAGAACTTTATTTTTTCTTTCATAAAATTCTTTAATGGTCAGAGTTTTCTTTTTGTAGTTTTTGGTTAGTAGTTCAGCCATGCTTTAAAAAAGAAAGATGCCACCAATTTTAAATTGGCGGCATCTAATTATAAGACAAATATTAGCTCAAGCAGTTGTTTTTAATGGAGCATAAGACTTGGATGTCCGATGCACTTCCACCAGAAACATTGTTGATGAAAGCCAATTTGGTCACAAGTAAGTCGCCAGCATTGAACACTTGGGTTTCAGATCCTCCAAGTTCGAATGTCGCACCTGCTATTCCATTTAATCTTACACGCACCGAGCTTGGACCTTGATTTGTAATTTGGACAAAGTTTGCATAGCTTTCTGTGTCTCCAGCTATGTCTACAGTATTGTCGTCATAATCTGTGCCTTGTTCGACAATAAGGTTGTAAACTTTAGGATAGTTGTTTTCGGATGATACATCGCTGTAGATAGAGCCATCATCAGAAACCACTTCGATAAAAGCTTGTTCTTGATCAACTTGGGGATATGCAAATTTTTTCCAGTAATTGCAATCAACAAATGTTTCTCCATCAAATAATTTTCGGTATTTTCTCCCAGGCCCTTGAACAAAGATAGTTCTTTGAACAGAAGTAGAGAATTGAGATTGCGTGGAGGGGTTTACATCCAGTGTTCCCTGCTTGCTATTATTTAGTTTAACTCTGAATTCGCTCATGTTTCTCCTGTGTTGTTAAGAGCCCATTGACGATTTATATATGATTCTGCCAACATCTTCATTTTTTCCTTGTTACATTTTTTCACCAATTATGGAGAAAGGACTCTCATGCATGGAAATATCTTCTTGTAAAATCCTGTTCCAACCCCACTATCCAAAAGCGTACAGTCAATTCCGGCCATTGCCGCCTTGATCAATTGTTCGCCTTCAACTGAAACCACGCTTGAGACACCATCCCATGGTTCGTTCAAGCGACAGTTTCTTCCGCTTGATTGGATGTTTTTTATCAAATGGCAAGTTTCTTCGGCATTCAGAGTTCTTGTTGGAGCATTTCCAAATGTGTAAACAAAAACATTGTTTGTTGGTTTACTTGCAGATCCACAAAGAACCGGAATTCTAATTTTAGATTCTTCCATGATTATTTGCACAGGGTGTGTTGCATTGTCAAAAATAAGATCTCGGACATAGCAGTAGTCAGTTTTGTTGAATGTTTTTTTACTACACACTCTTGGCTCGTCCTCTAATAGATAATACGCTTCATTCTTGCAAGCCAAGTGTACTTGTATGCCATGGAATTGGTTTTCGATGAATGGCCTTAGCAATCGTAGAAGCTCAATGTATTCATTGCTATTTCCAAAATAGCTTATGCAATACTTATATTTGACTTGAAGAAAATTATTGAAAGGCGTAAACATGGAAGAAAGTACCGAAAAGGTAAATGTTGCATTGGAAGCTTTTGCTGTCTTCTCCACTCAATTAGGAGATGACGACATTTATAAGAGAATCTTGATTGAGGTTCTATTTGAAGAGCTGATGCGAAATAAAGGAGATAAAAATGGCAAGTAATTATACCGTGTGGATTTACCTTGGAAAGCGTGATAAAGATGGGATAAAGTTGGTGAGTCAATTTAAGGGAAAAAAGATTCTTGCCACTAGAATAAAAAATCTTTCCGAGATCAATATGCCAGCCGAATACTATGATGTGATACAAGGCATCATCTATGAAAATAGGTTTTTATACGAACCATGGATTGAGTCTGCTGATGATTTCGCAAGCTTGCGTCAGACTCTTAAGCTTCGTGGTTACACAAACATACCAGTTGCCAATGTGCAGCTTTATGGAAGTATGTCATCTATATCAGCGCCTGAAATAAACACAACGAACATACCTCAAGCGGCGACTATGATAAGGAAGATCAACTAATTTTTTTTAGAAATCTTTTGTGACATACAAATGATCCGGCATCAACATCAACCAAGAATTTGTTTCCGTCACGCTCTAGTACCGTGCCACCAACTTTTAAAAATTGTCTTAATATTTCTGAATCATCACCATATTCAATTTGTATTTTTTCATCAAGGTTTTCAATCCCAGGTCTTGCTTTAACATGGCATCCTATGAATTCATCTTCGTAATTTTTTGTATCATGGTGATTGTTGATCCACTTTTTGAAGTCGGATAGATTAAAGTAATTGAATGGGTCGTTCATTTTTCCCTATTTGAATATTTCTGGTAGTTCTTCTTCACTTATATATGTGGCATTATCAAAACTTGCTCCACTATCGTGGTGAAATGCTTCTGTAATGCTGTACTCTTCATTGTGTAACCAAAACAGCTTGGTGTCTATGAGGTCGTGAGCTATGTTTTGTTGTGGGTACTGATAAAGTCCGTTTTCAAGCTTTTCGGATCCTGGTCTTTCCCCAGCAAAACTATCATCACAGCAGAAAAGAACAATTTTAGATGCACCAAATATGTAGGCGCAATGTATGGCTGCGCATATTGGGTTCCTATAATCATCTATGTGTTGCCTAGTATCATTAGAGAATTTTGATGTGTAAAGCGATTCGTGGACTGGCATATATTTGAAAACTTGACCCTTGTATGCGTGTAAGAAGTATGGGTTTGCACGCAATGATGCTATGCATTTTGGAAGTGCTCTTATTCTCTTGTTGAGGTACTTCATGCACTGCTGAAATGGATTGTTAACAAGATAGTAGTCCATGATTCGACCAGGAACATTCCATTTCTGCAAGGATCCAAGAACGCCGATGATTCCAACATCTTTTGGAATCATTGACAAAAGATGTTGTTTCTTAGAGAAGTCATAACCATCAGATACTATCACAATGGTTTGGTGTTGAAAATTTTCATTTTCAAGCCATGTCAATCTTTGATTGCTATTTTGTACTTCATTTGCAAGAAATGTTTGTACTTCTTGTCTGCTGTATGTTGAATTGATATCTTTGGCCGGCGCATGGATATTGACAAAGTTGCGCACCCACATGCCATGGTTGGTCTTAGTGTATTGGTTGTTATCAGGATATGTCTTAATTCTTTTAATTTGGTTTTGCATGCTTTAATATAGTTTCCTCAATCTCACTCGCATGGCACTATAGCCACGCATTGGCCTTTTTGGCTGTCTCCATTTAGCTTACTTATGTCAAGCTGTATCTTGACATCAATTGGAGATCCCTTGTAAACCATTTCAATTTCGGGCTTATCTGGCATAACAAGTCTGATCTCACTTGGTATGGATCCTACCAACTCGATTTGTGGTGGTATGCCAACAACTTGTATCTTGTCTGGTATTTGGCTTGCGTCTATTCTGATTGTTCTTGGAAAATCGTTTGGCACTTCAAGCCTTATAAAATTCGGCATGTTTGACGCATCAATTGATATTACACTTGGCAAATTGTATGAAATTACCTTAATCTCGCTTGGTATATCTTCAGACCTAATTCTTATTTCGCTTGGGATATAAAGATCTGATATCATTTTGATGATTGATGGAATCTTTATTGATTCAACTTTGATGATTCCTGGAATATCATGGAGAATTTTTATGTCTGGAATTACTGGAGCTATGACTTTGATGATGCTTGGTATTCCAATATCTCCGAGATCAATATCTATGTTTGGGTCGGCATATGGATCTGCGTCAAGGGCAGCCATTGGCGTGCCGCTAGTTGGGCATTCTAATTTAATCACACAGCTTAGAGTTGGTGTTGTACCCCAATTTACGCTGACCGTTGGTGTTGGTCCAAATTCAATTTTGGAGAATGTTGGTACTGGCCCAAATTCAATTTTGGAGAATGTTGGCACTGGCCCAAATTCAATCTGAGAGAATGTTGGCGCTGGTCCAAATTCAATCTGAGAGAATGTTGGGAATGGCCCAAATTCAATCTGAGAGAATGTTGGGAATGGCCCAAATTCAATCTGAGAGAATGTTGGGAATGGCCCAAAATCAATTGTCGTTGGGAATGTTGGGAATGGCCCAAAATTTATAAGCGTCGGCAACGATGGAGCAGGTCCAAAATTTATAAGCGTCGGGAATGATGGCGGTGGTCCAAAATTTATAAGCGTAGCAATTGATGGAGCTGGCCCAAATGTTATGACTGTAGCAATTGATGGAGCAGGTCCAAAATTTATAAGCGTTGGAAATGATGGAGCAGGTCCAAAATTTATAAGTGTCGGGAATGATGGCGGTGGTCCAAAATTTATAATTGTAGCAATTGATGGAGCTGGCCCAAATGTTATGACTGTAGCAAACGATGGAGCAGGTCCAAAATTTATAAGCGTCGGGAATGATGGAGCTGGCCCAAATGTTATGAGTGTAGCAATTGATGGAGCTGGTCCAAAATTTATGAGCGTCGGGATCGATGGAGGTGGTCCAAATGTTATGAGTGTCGGGAACGATGGAGCTGGTCCAAAATTTATGAGCGTCGGGATGCTAATTGGGCCAAAAACAATTAAGGTCGGACAATTTAATGGACCAAAATTTATAAGAGTACATACTGGGAATGGCCCAAAACCAATCATCGTTGGAATTTTTGATGGGCCGAAACCTATAACAGAAGGTAATGACGATGGCCCGAAAGTTATAGTAGACGAAATGTTTGATGGCCCGAAAGTTATAGTAGACGGAATGTTTGATGGCCCAAACTGTATTGTTGAACAGAAGTTTGGCATTGGGCCAAATACTATTACGCTAGGGAATGATACTGGGCCAAAAACAATTACGCTAGGGAATGATACTGGGCCAAAAACAATTAAGGTTGGACAGTTTAATGGGCCAAAATTTATAAGAGTACATACTGGGAATGGCCCAAAACCAATCATCGTTGGAATTTTTGATGGGCCGAAACCTATAGTGGATGGAAGGTTTGATGGCCCGAATCCTATAGTAGACGGAAGATTCGATGGCCCGAAACCTATAGTAGACGGAATGTTTGATGGCCCGAACTGTATCGTTGAACAGAAGTTTGGCATTGGCCCAAAGACTATTACACTAGGGAATGATGTTGGTCCAAAAACGATCAAAGTAGGGAATGATACTGGGCCAAAAACTATTGTGCTAGGGAATGATACTGGGCCAAAAACGATAAATGTTGGGCAATTTAGTGGACCGAAATTTATAAGAGTACATACTGGGAATGGCCCAAAATCAATCATCGTTGGGATTTTTGATGGACCGAAACCAATAACAGAAGGTAATGAAGATGGCCCGAAAACTATAGTAGACGGAAGGTTTGATGGCCCGAAAACTATAGTAGATGGCAATGGCGCTGGTCCAAACTGTATCAAGGAACAGAAATTTGGTAGTGGACCAAAAACTATTACGCTAGGGAATGATACTGGACCAAAAACGATCAAAGTAGGAAATGACGCTGGGCCAAAAACTATTGTGCTAGGGAATGATACTGGGCCAAAAACTATTAAGGTTGGACATATAATTGGTCCGAAATTAATCAAGCTACAAACTGGGAATGGCCCAAAATCAATTATCGTTGGGAATGTTGGTGGTGGCCCAAAGACTATTACACTAGGTAATGATGTTGGCCCAAAACTGATTATCGTTGGCAAAGTCACTGGCCCAAAACCGATGAGGCTACAGAAATTTGGTAGTGGCCCAAAACTGATTATCGTTGGCAAAGTCACTGGCCCAAAACCGATGAGGCTACAGAAATTTGGTAGTGGCCCAAAACTAATTATTGTCGGAAAACTCAGTGGCCCAAAACTAATTATTGTCGGAAAACTGATTGGTCCAAATTCAATTAATGTTGGACATATAATTGGTCCAAAATTAATCAAGCTACAAACTGGGAATGGCCCAAAATCAATTATCGTTGGGAATGTCGGCAATGGCCCAAAAGTTACCATGGTTGGCAATACAGGCAATGGCCCAAAACTGATGATGCTGCAGAAATTTGGTAGTGGCCCAAAGACAATTACTGTCGGAAAACTGAATGGTCCAAAAACAATTACTGTCGGAAAACTGACTGGTCCAAATTCAATCAATGTTGGACATATAATTGGCCCAAAATTAATCAAACTACATACTGGGAATGGCCCAAAATCAATCATCGTTGGGAATGTCGGGAAATCCGGGAATACGATGCTTGGTAATGGAGGTGGTGGCCCAAAAGTTATCATGGTTGGCAATGGAGGTAGTGGCCCAAAACTTATAATGCTGCAGAAATTTGGCAGTGGATCAAATATGATGACTGTTGGAAGTGGTGGATCAACGATGATTATCGAAGGAATACTCAGTGGTCCAAGAGGCCCGATGTCAAGGCATGGAAAAACAATCGGTGGTGGCTGGATGTTTATTGTTGGTATGATTGGATTTGGAAAATCCAAAGTTGGAATATCTGGTATGTTTGGTATGAGTATTTCTAATGGTGCATTTGCGATTTGAATTACTGGTTGGGTCGCAATAGTTCTTTCGTATGGACTTTGAACTATGGTACACTTATCAGTACTAATTTGAACTACTGGATCTATTGTAGTGTTTGCTGCATATGTGTGCGTACCACTCAATGATGTTGTCGTAAATTCGCCATCACCGAAGTCAATTCTGAAATTCTTATAGTTTCCAACAATCTCAATGTTATAGTTTATGATTGTTCCAGCAGTTGGACTTTGAGAAACAACATTGTAGAAGAATGTAATGTCTGGACAAGTAAAGTCGTCAAATATGACTTCAAGTTCCGCAAGGTTACGGATTCTCCAATCTAGTGTCGTTTTATCTGGTGTAAAATTATAGCCAACAAAATTTTCTATTTTGAGGATGGCATCGGCAATTTGGTTGTGATGTTCCGCCACAACAAAACCACGAACCTCAGATCCTACTTTGTTGAATTTCGTCTTGGTTCCACCAAGGTTTCTAACACAATTAATGAGCTGGTTAATTTTACCATAGTTGTTCTTAGAAACGCCGGCGTAATAAAAAAGCTCCCCATTTATGTTGGCGAAACCATTTTCAGACCATATTTCGCATGCGGATGATCCAACTGGTACGATGTCTATCGTTGCTTCCCAAGGATGGTTATCTACTGTCGTTATGGTCTCTGATGTGTTATAAACCAAGTACAATGTACGATCAGTATCGTATTGCTTTGGATACACAGGAATTGATGGAAAATTGCTGGACATTTCTTACCTATCTAGGTCTCCATGTTAAAAAATGGCCATGGCAAATTGATTGCCAGATGGCCTGTTTGATACACTGCTGAATGTTAGCGTTGTCTCATTGAACTTTATAAATGGCTTTGTGCTATAATCAAAGCTAAGATAAGCTACCTTATCTGAGTCCGAGGCCGCCATAAGCGTATTTGCTTGATTATCAAAATCAACAATAGAGTTATCTTGCAATAGCCTGAATGACGCCGAGTTTATCCCCGTGCCACCAGTTTCCCAAATATCCGTAGTTGGATTGTAAGCCGATATTGCGCCTGTGTTGTTGAAGAAATAAACACCTTGGCTTAATGTAACCAGCTTGCCTTCAACTTTTGCCGGACCAGCCATATCTGTTAGTTTCTTGATATCAAGAAAATACTCAGAGGTTGATCCAGATGTCTTATAAAAATTTTTGATCCTAAAGAATGTGCCAACACCTTGATTCCTCAATATAAATCCAGCCGTATCCTTCCAGCATGACCTATAGACACTCATATGACCTTGTACTGGATCTCCTGAAGTGTTGTAGGTCACTTCGTTATTTTTTAACTCTTGGGCGCCATTTTTGTAATTAGAAGTAGTAAGTGTGTCCGTGGTTACGGAGAGATCAGCAAGGGAAACTTTTGATTTTACTTGGTTGGTTAGACTGGTATTTGGTAGTTGGGAAGTTGTCAAACCACCAAATACAAAATAAAGGTTTGTATAACTGTAAAGATCAACCCAGTTCCATGGTCTGCTGATCGGACTTTGAGTCAGATAGGTTTGGGTGAAACCATTGAATTCATTAATCTTTATTGTTTCATTAGAGGCTGAATCAGATGGACTTCTGCCCGAAGCGTAGTATAGCAACCCAACACCACCATTGCCACTGGCGGTTGTTCCACGGGGTGCAAATCCTGCATTTCTTTTAAATTCCATTTTTTGTTGAGCTTCATTGTTCTGACCATCCAAAAAGCTAATGTCTCTTGATACTGTTACTGGGTTCGTGAAGGTAGTTTTGAATGTCTCGCTAATCAAACCAAGCTCATAAGCATTGATCTGGTTTGTTGTAATGTAATTCCATAACCATAGATTGTATTTTTCTACGACATCTATGGATCCCTCATATGTCGTGATTCTGTATGATCCATACTGAGTATCGCACCTTAAGACAATGTTATAAATGCCACCGATACTGTAGGATCCTCTGACCGCCGATGTGTTAGTATGTGTGAGATCATCGGCGAGTGACCATGTGTAGCTTTCTACAGCATCTATAGGAACACCACCAGAAACCTCTTCCCCAACATAAGTCTTTCCTGTGTTTGGGTTTATGCCATTTGGAACTTCTGCATCAACAAATGTGTTTACTGGTGTTCTTAAAACTGGAATTGTCGTATATGGACCATTTATTGGAAGACCAGTCCTAGCCAAAATCTGTCCTGTTCTCAAATTAAAATTGATAACTGCTTCGTCGGGTGCTGCAACTCTTGCATTTATGAACTCTGGAAAAACTAAAGTATCAGATCCAAAGTCATTGGAAATTGTAAGACTAACATCATATATTCCAGGCCTGCTATAGACTTTGCTTACAGTGCCGCCATCCAAATCTTGAACAATAACATTGCTTTGTGTGACAGGTCCGCTAGTTGTACTTACTGTGACTATAGATGGGCCAGTGTTATCTCCAAAATCCCATATGTAGCTGATTACTCCGGTTGTGCCATCTGTACCAAGACGAAAACTAAGATCCTTGAACTCAACCGTTAGAGGTATTAGGCCAATCTTATTGTTGGCGGTAAACCATGCCTTTGGAACTAGTGCAATTTTTCGGAGGTAGTTTATCCTTGCCTCCATGGTTCCAGTCAATGGTTGTTGGGCAATCTCGTTCTTTTTACCGGCAGTATGTTCGATCGCAATGATGGCATTTTTTAGTGCGTTGTGGTGCTCAGCCATTACATTCATGGTTATATGTGTTATGTCCCTTGGCTTGGCCACATCAACGAAGCAAGACAACAGTTCAAGATTATCAAATGAAACCGGAGTCTTACTTCCATAATAAAAGGTTATTGCACGGACATCGGCATCGCTGCATTGTTCCGTAAGCGTTATAAATCCAGAGTCTGGAAATCTGTTTATGATTTCGTTGTCACCATACACAAAAATTGATCTATCACCTGGGTTATAGTCTGCAGACAGTGTGACACGGAGACTATCATGGACAAGAAACAGAGTGTTGTCGTCATCAATGCTTGTAGGGAATTTTACTGTTGATGGTATTACCATTATTGCACCACTATGCTTTCGCTGAGGAATGTGCGCTTGGTTGTTGAAGTCTCTAATATGGTCATGAGACCTGGTCTGTAGTCTCCAGGCTTATCAAAAATAAACTTAATCTCATGCTTGTTTGGATTGTTTTCTTGGTAGCTTTGATTTGCAACTGGTATTCCTTCTACAGTTCCATCACCGCCAAATATCCAATACCTTTGCACTATATCACCATCAGTTTGATCGATAATCCTGAACTCTGTTGGATCTATTGACATAGCATTTGCTGTCTCAAGAGAGTAGCCTGTTCTTGGAGTCACATAGAAAAAACTATTGATTTCTTGCTTGCTTACTGTGATGTAATTGCTCTTTGTTGTTATTCCTTGGGCGCCAAGTATCGAAACAATGTTCAGTTGTACTGTGTATATGCCTTCGGACTGATAGGTGTGTGTTGGATTTTTCTCTACGGATGTGGCTCCATCGCCAAAGTCCCAAAGATATCTTACAAGAGGGCCAGTACTGAAATTCTGGAATCTTACTTTTAATGGTGGTTGACCAATAATCTTGCTTGCCCTAAATATGGCTTTTGGTGCCAAGAATATGTTCTCTTGGCGCTTTAAGATTCCATTTAAAGATCCAGTCGTTGGATCAATATTGGTGCCAAGGTCTGTCTCGATGTTGTGTATTGCGTCTCTTAGGGCATTGTGATGCTCGGCCATTACGCTATGACTGACAGTTGTTGTCGCAGGCCAAATTGTTTGGCGTGAACCAACGAATCCACGGACTAGGTTGTAAAATACACCTTCATTCTTGTTGCCATAATAGATTATTTCATAGTTTCCGGCTTTTCCTGGTGGTGGCCCAAGTCTGATTAATCCCCTTGTCGGGAAACTATCGTTGTTATCGACAATGATATACTTACCATTAAATGACAAAGATTGCTTCATAACGGTTTGTGCGTTATTCTTTGCTTCATACAGAGTCTCTTTGTCGTCAAGGTTTAGCGGAAATGCCGACAGACTTCCTATAGAATAGCCAGGTGTCAGTGTTGAAATTCTAGTTGTCATCTGTCTCCTGCTTGATCAAAGCTGTTTCCGCTTGTTTCTTCATATCGACCATTTGCCTATGCCTCACATCAAGATTCTTGAGTGTCTGCTCCTTGATTGGGATGTCATCAGGTAGTGCAAGAACTGTTTCTATAAGCTCGGTGTCTACATGAGATTGCATTAGCATCTTGAGGTTTATTTTCTGTAGTAACTTCTCACCCCAATATTGCTTTTGAGCTTTGAGGTTATCATAATCTAGCAATGGTTCGACCTCTTGTAAGTTCTTGAATGCCAACACAAAGAACTTAGCTTCTTCTTGTAGATACTTTCTTTTCTTGGCAAGAGCCTCGATGTTTTTCTTGGCTGCAATCATTTGCCGTTCACTTTTCCTCAAGCTTATTTCTGAAATTCTGATTGCCATAGGATTTATACCCTTGGCTTTTTTCTTGTTCAGAATTGCCTTATTTCTATTTATGTTTATTTCGATCAATTCTAGGTTGTCGCTGGCTTCTTCAAGCTCAAGTTCTATAGCTTCTAACGAATCGTGCCTCGCTTTGATCTCTCGTATACATTGCCACATTTTGGATTGTGTGGTCGGCTCTTTTCCTACTATAAAGTACTTCATTTGAAAGTAGCTGTGCCTCTCGGCGGGCTCATTTACAAGCACATCACGCAATTCAGCCATAAGGTCTTTGTTTTCCATAATTTTCTCCTTGAAATATTAGAGATTGATTTGTTTTGTAAATGATTTAAAATTCATTTTTTAAAGGAGTATATTTAATGCTTAATGGTTCAAAGGCTTATTTAAGCGGTCCTATGGAGTTCAGCAATGGCGATTATCGCACACAACCAGCAATAGAATTGCTCAAAACATTCGGTATTCAGGTTTTTGACCCAGCTCTTGACCCTAAGGAGCAATGGGTTCCAGATATCAAGCAAGCAAAAGCCGACAAGGACTACATGCGTATAAAGTCAATAGCGGAGAGATTTTTTCGCAAAGATCTTGGTATGTTGTACCAATGTGATATGACTATTGCTTTTTTGCCATATAAAGTGCCAACAGTTGGAACACATCATGAAATTATTGAAAGTTGGAGATGCATGAAGCCAACCCTCCTTGTCTGCCCCGATGGCATAGAGAACATACCTGTTTGGTATTTTGGCTTTATGCCACTCGAACACATGTTTTCTTCTTGGGATTCTCTTTATGATTATCTTCGCCGTGTAGATAGCGGAGACGCATATGATGATACATGGTATATCTTACGCCAGAAATCAGATTAAGGCGGCTCCAACGATACCTTTAAATTTATACCCCTTAGAAACGGCAAGGGACCCCCATGCGGCTTTGCATTCGCTGAGATTAGGCGTTTCTGGCATGTCGCCAAGATCGGTATAGGCATCCCTGTGGATCATGATTCCATTTACGGAGCCATCCACAAAGTTCATTTTTCTGTCAATTATCGGGTAAAGTATGTCTTTGTGTGACTCGATGAAACAAGAATACTTGCGGTGAGCATGATTTCTTATCGGTGTGCCAGATATAACTATTATGTTCCACTCTGCTGGAGCATTTTTCATTCCCATGCTCAGTAAAGAGCTATATGTATTCTTTGCACAAAACAATTTTCCAAAAACTGACATTTCATCCATAGTCTGCTCAAGTATGGAATCCGTGACTACTGTTATAAATGGCTTTTCGCCATACTTTGCTGATATTGATGAGACTGTTATTTCCACATGCTTTGGGTTGTTTTCAGGCGCTATAATTACAAAGCCGATGTCAATGTCTTTTGGTTCGTACATTTGTTTCTCATGTCAAGGAAATATCAAAATCTATTCTGATGATGTCTTGCGACGACAAGGCATTGTCAAGCGCAAATGTTCCACCAGTATGGTTTGGCGTGAACTTATTGAGAGTCCACGACATTGTTGGGTTGCTACTTGGACAATAAATCAAATAATCAGAATTTATTCTAACACCATTCACGAAAACACGCAAGCTTCCTTGGATATATGGAGTGTTGACGCTGGTTACTGAATAGTTTTGATAATCTACAGTTATTGGCTCAAGGTCATAGTAGTGAGTATGAGCGAAAGTCGTGCCAATACTAAGATTTGGCTTGATGACAAATGGTTGGGATGGCGTGGCTGGAGCCGTTATGTCCCATGTTATGGTATCAGAGGGCTGGAATGATATGCTTCCCTCAGTAATTGATACTATTGAGCTTGGGCTTTGGACATTAAAATCAATGTTTGTGGCTTCATCTGCTATAAGGTTAAGCTTAGAGCGTTCAGCCTCAAGCATACGAACAAAGGATATGGGGTTTGTAATACTGTTAAACCCAAGTGTATTTTGTATATAGCTGAGTTCAGAACCATCAACATCCTTGGATGCATCTGTATGCTCCGCTATACTATGAAGCGCTTGATCAATGGCGATAGGCTTTAGGTTCCCATCCGAGTCAATAGATTGATCAATCCTGTTGGCCATGTTGCCCTGGGTTCCAGCCCCATTGCGAAGTATTTGCGAAGCGTTTTCAAGCTCATTGTTTATGAGTTCATCACGAAGCACTAAATTTTTTATGGGTAAATTATCATATTCCCAGTGGTATGGCTGGTTTGGTTGATATTCCGGCACAGGTATCTTAGATAGATCGACCATGTTTCACCTTTTGTCTATGACTATTTAATTGGTTATTTTTTTGAACTGATCCTTAAGGCGCTCGATGAGTGCTTTGGTATCAATTTTCTTTTTATCTATGTGGTTCTGCTTGAAAATGAAGGTGCGTTTTCGCAACTTCTTTATATTGTTCTCAGCTGGTGTTTGATTTGCTTTCTTATCAAGCCAATAGTTCATAAAATTCTCCCAAGTTCGTAAAGGTTAAGCTCAAGAAAATTTTGCCAATCCTTTTTGTCTGTCTTGTTGGACTCATGCTGCTTCTGCATCCAGCTGAGCAAGTTCTGCCAGTTATCGCCATAGTTGCCAAGTATTTCTTCATCCTTGGCCACATCACGCAGAAACACATAGGCTATGCTCTCGTTGCCCATGCTTTCTATCTGTACATTTCTTTTTGACTCTTCATCCATATGGTTTACCATACCAGAAAAGCCAAGTGGTATAACCATCTTGTTGCCAGCAACTAATTCGCCATTTCCAAGCTGTATGACATCTAGAGCGAACTTGTAATTGTTTGCGTATGTTGTACATTTATCAGCGTATGAATTCTTCTCAACAACCACACCACTGATATCTATTTTTTCGCCCTTACTTATTTTGTGACGGGCAAATAGTCCCTTACCAGCGCCTTTTATGGTTGAATCACTGATGTAGAACCTGTTGTCGTTCTCGTCGTATCTGAGCGATTTGCTCATTAAATTTCTCCCTTATTTATGGCCGACACAATCTCAGGTAGTGTCGTCTCACGACCAAGGAATTCGCTGAAACATTCAACAAAGTGGTTGATTATGGACATTGATATGGACTCACGCATATCTGGTCTTTGATCAATCATCTTTTTTGTTTGAATAAGCGATTTATCATCTATGCCCCAGTCGAAAACTTCATTTCCGACCACAAGCATGTTGATTTCTTTGCCGGCCTCGTTGCTTTTAATCTTAACAATTTTTATTGTGTTTGGCATGTTTCCTCTTAGATGAATGAAAGTCGCCAGTTAAATGTTATCTGCATGCTACTTGTCTTATTGAGATCAGCAAATGCAACCATACTGTAAAGATCGCCATTTGACATCTGTAAAGCCATCTCGTTTATTGCATACCCATTAGCATCATCAAAGGATAGAACGGATGTAAACACTACTTGACTTAGGATATTAGGGTCAACCGAACTGATTACTGGCTTGCTAGCCCTTGTTACGCCAAAAAGCGCAGTTCTTGCACTGTCAACAACCTTGAGTGTTCCACCGGCCGTGCCACCATCACCAAAGATCATGCGATTGATGTAGAATGTGTAGGTTGCCCCGATGCTGTTTGCCAAGCTACTAGCAAGCGCCTCTCTTCCTTTGCGGAGGATGGTATTTTTGACTTCGGATACCTCCTTGCGACCATCGGAATACTCGATGATCCTCTCCACGATTCCAATCACTTTTAATGGTTCATGTAATTCTGTCATATATCACCTTTCTTTCTTGTACCGTCTCTGTACTCTATTATAAATTCAACCCCTTCTTTTTGGCTGGTTGATTCTAAAAAATTATCTTTTGGAACTTGAAGCATCTTTATTTCTTCGGTTCCAGATGCATCATTTCCAATGGTAACTCTGCCACGCCTATCAATAGTGTCGAATGTGGCCGGTTCGAGGTCAAATTGCTGACCTTGTATAGTAATATCTTGCGTTTTAATATAACGATATATGCTGTAAGGTGTAGATGTGCCGCCATTAACAAGTGTTTTCCAGTAGGAATCTGGACCATCCAATGCTATTGTTGTGTTTCCAACTGGGCTATTTCCGTTTATATTGGCCATTAAATATAGTTTTCCATTGATGTCAATAAGGTAATTTTCCTTGAAATGATCATCCTCAAGTGGCGTTGCGACAAGGCTGTTTTCGCCATTGTTTATGGATAGACTTGATTCAATATTTCCAGATATTTGAATATTTAAACCCTTATGGCTCAAATAACCAACTTTGTTGTCCAAGAGGCGCCTATATGTGTACAAACTCGCCCCAGCAACATCGCCTCCTGTGTATCCATCGATATAAAACTGGTCATCTGCACCATCCTTGAATCCAGTTATTTTATACTCTGTACCTGATATATTTTGGTAATCACCTATTAAGAAAACATTTTTCACATCATGCAAGGTTGTGTTGAGAACTTCTGTTCTTCCCCTTGAGGTCACAACAAGCACACCAGATGAGCTTGTGAACAGCTCGTTGTTGTATTGATCATATGCTGTGTATGAAATGGATGTAGCAGAACTTGATGGTAGACTTCCGCCATCTTCTAGCATGATCGATCCATCACTTTGAACATTGATAATGTTTAATGGGGTTGCTGAATATACTGGTATTTTAATCTTCCAAGATGCTGTGCTATATCCACGGCTGACATCCCAAAGCGATTTAAAGTTATTGAACGATTGGCTTTCGTCGGTGAATTTGAAAATATTGTCTTGGTATATATTGATGGTGCTTGATGCATCTATAGGGTTTGACAGTCTGAAACTGAATGCTCTCTGGTTGAGTGCAAGTCTTGGGCTGAAAATGTTATTTGTCTCATTTATTGGTTCAGTAATCGAAACAATCTTGACTGTGTTTGGCGTTGGGCTATCCACATTGTAATCACCAGCAAGTGTTCCACCTAGTATCTTGAGTATGGCCGTTCCATCATTGATCATGCCTATCGATTTGAAGTTCACTTCACCACAGAAAAGAACCACACTGTCGTTGTAGGCTATGCCTGTTCCCGAATCAACAATGCTAGATGTGGCCAGGTCACTGCGAAGTACTGCTTGCGAACCCGTAATCCCATTTATCATTACTCTGTTGAACCACATTTGTGCGTTTCCAGATATGGTGAACGCATTTTGAAGGAATGTCACAAGTATTTCAAAATCTTCTTCGGGAGGTATGACGACCTCGTTAATTCCACCATATATGTTCATAACATGTAAAACTGCATGGAATGGCAAACACTCACGGAGAACATCGTTGGCCTCGACTATTCTGTCGTTACTTAAATACTCTATTTCAAGGTCTATGTTGTATTTACTGCTGAGTCCGGAGTGGCATGGGTCTACAAAGTTCTTGTCTATATCACATGGATCTTTGCTGTTGCGGATACTTCCATTGTATTCATCCATGTTGTAGATGTTTTCGCTGTAGGGAAACTCTGTCCTTACTTTTCCAAAAACGATATCATCGTGGAATGGTGTTTTCGTTGGTATGATAATGTCAAATAGTGGATCTGTCTCTTCAATTAGCCTTACATTCCAGTTCTTAATCGGGTATTCGTTATCCCTCTCGTCACGAGAATCCATCAATGGTAGCATCCTGATGTAATTCTCAATTGTTTGCTGAGTTCCAGTAGATATTTCTATGACTTTGTACACGACTCTGATGGAATCGCCTATAGTTAGATTTATTGATGACACAGAAAGCGTGTCGCCAACCCACCTAAGTATTGACAAGCCATCAACCTCGTCAAAGATGATGTAGTCTGAGGAAATACTAGTCCAGATGTCGCTATCAACATATCTGATGTACAGCTCGAAGTTATCTAGATCAATTGGCAGAGCGGTTCTTTCTAATATGAAAAAATCATTTTCTCCATCGTATGTGAAGATCTCTTGCCATGTGTGATTAGATATGACTTGCCATAGCCTTGTAATCTTAATGAATTTGACGCCTGCTTGATCCAATGATTCTTTAAGACCGCCAATTGTTCCTTTTTTCTTGAATAATGGAACAGCGTTTTTGATTTGCCTTCTCCATCTGTATGGATCAGTTGTCTTCAGTCTTAAGTTAAAAAGGTTAGACAAAAATGGCAATAATGACTCAGATAGAACATTTGCATCATAAAGATCAATCAACTGGTTGGCATAATTTTCAAGCACCGCAAAGCCATCGGCAATCGCCAAATTTAGCTTTTGAATTACATCAGGTGTTCTGTCAAACTGACTCAGTCTTGTCTTGAACATATCTGGTGTATATCGTTCAAGTAGAGTTGGATATTTTTCTGGAGGCGTGAAGTGCGATGGGATTGCATTGGCTTCAACATCCACACTCACTATGCTAAACTTCTGATGACTTAACTTGGTTGTGCCAGCTATTACGGATGTCCAAGTGTAACATACGAAGTAATCACCCTCACGGAAGCTGAATGGTTTCCAAACATATTTAAAGTTACCATACAGCGTGTTGCTTTCACTGTCTTCATTTACTTTTTGGATCAATGCGTTGTCTTGGTCAGTTGAAAGCCAAGCTGGAAACATGTCGGTTCCAACAGTGAATATCGGAGTTGCATCTTTGTAGTAAAACTTCTGGGATTTAACGCTGCTATCAAGGTCTGCTCGAAGTTTTTTAGCTTCGAATATATTTTTTTCGTTAGGATTTTCGCAAGCAAGCTTTTCGGCAGCTATCGTGGCAGCAAGCTTCTCGCTCTCATAGATGTCTTGGGTGTATTCGTTAAGGGTTGGGTCAACAAAACTTCTCTCAATGAAATATATGACAATCTTGTCGACCTTGTATGGATCTGCAAGGAGGCATCCATTGTCATCAGGAGTTGTAAACTCTAGAACAATCTCATCATTGAGGGTCGGGTTTTCTGTAATTCGCTTCTGTGTCATTTTTTTATTCGTAAACGAATCCTAAATCGATGATGTCAGGTCTGATTATCTCATAATACTTTGCTGTTACGATGTTGTTCGCCGTTGGTGAAACATCTGTACTAAAGGCAATGTCAATTGATGAAATTTCTTTGAGATCAGACAGTTCTTTTACTATATCTGATTCTTTTAGGTTCTGTCCAAACTCCCATCTGCTAATGCTGAAAAAGCTGTTGACCCTGTTCAATATCTTGATTCTCAGTTCGTCTTCAAATTTCTTGTAAAATTTGTCTACTGTTACAGATATGTTAACATCAATTGTGACAGGAACACCATCCTTGATGCAGATGTAATCTGTTATCATCTTTTTTGACTCAAGATAATTCATCAACGCTGTTTTAAGCTGGTCTGATGCGTTGTCTAAAGTTTCGGTGTCTTTCCTTGCCAAAACATAAATGTCTATGATGTTGGCTGCACAACCATGATTACGAAGAACAGCAATCGACTTACCAATCTGCCCTTGGTACGGAGTCGCAAACTGATCAGTTAGTGTTTTGTAATCAAGTCCAGTCACAGCTCTGTCTTGTGTTCTAAGATAGGCTGGAAGCTTGCGTCTGATGTCATCAATGGTGTCGCCATCAAAGCCGTATTGAGCTCTAGTGTAGTTGTTAAGAAAAATCGGAACTGTATAGCTTAATCCTGGGACAGTAGCAAGAATGCTTTCTTGTGTGGCATTTGTTACAAGATTTCCTCTTACTCCACCACCTGTTCTATATGTGATGTTAATCAAAGATCCTACAGTTGGCACCATACCTGCAACACCATTACCAAAAATGAAAAAAGCACTAAAATCAGAATTGTATTCTACACGGTACTCACGAAGCTGTTGTGACTCTGTGAAGAAATCAACTTTGTTCCACAGAACTCCATCAACCTCAACTTTCATGCTGTCAAATAAGACAGTGCTGAAACCACTTCTTATCGTTTGATTGGCTGCACCAGTCCCTGCAACTTCCTCTATTCTGGTAAGACCTTCAAGGCCGACAATGCTTGCGTTAACCAATGAATTTGCCGGCAATAGAATATCTTCATCGAATAATGGATTTCCCTCAGCATCCGCAGCAAAAAGCTCCATGTCTAACGACTCGCCGCCACCATTTACTTGCACTCGTATTGGTGTGGCTACTGTAATATCTGTGGTTATTGCGTTTGTCAAACTGGCTGTCCAATAGCTTTTTGCTGCAATAGGTGCTGTTGGTTGAAAGCCAACCAATTTGCACAATCTGAATGCATTTTCTATTTCTGTTACGGTGTCAATGAATATCTCATTGGCAATCTGATCCATCTTAAAGGACAGTGTGTCGGCTATAAATGACCAGTTTTCTATAAGCATGACCGCTAAAGAAGATTCAACAAAATCTGAGAACTCACTAGAAAACCTTTGCTGTGTAAATTGCAAAAGTCTTGTTTTCATGCTCCAAAAATCTTGGTTTGTATAATTTAGGTTGAATACATTAGGCTTCTTTATGATCTCAGCCTTGGCATAAGGTTCTACATTAAATGGACAGTTATTGGTCATATCAAGCTCCTAGTGGGACCTCTAGCCTCAGCTCGTTGATCGTCCTGATATCGAGTCTGTCAAAGAATGTTATTCTGATGAGCAACACATGCTCGTTTTCTGGGTCTGGATCATTCGGGTTTGCGCTATCCGAGTCCAACCTTGACTGAATATATATGTTCTCAATTGCCACTCTTGGTTCCCACATCTTAAGTGAGTTAGCGATCATCGCCTTTGCTTCCAATATAGTTCCTGGATCATTAGGATTGAAAAAAAGTTTGCGAAGCGGGGTGCCAAAGTCATGCAGCATCACCCTTTCTCTTGGGTTTGTCAGCAATAATACAATCATGTCTGATTTGACTTGATCGACACCACTTTGTGTATAAAAAAAACCTTTTGGATTTTTTGTTATGGGGTATGGTGCGCCCTTGAAGCTTTTCTGATTCATTATTGTCCACCGCCTGTGGTTGGTGTTTCATTATCTGGATTACATCTTTTTCTGGCCAAAGGTAGAATGTGGGTAATCGACATACATGGATCATTTTTGCCGACACTAGCTATAATTTTGGAACTCAATCTAATTGTCTGTGTCTTTAAGTCAAATACGCACAATCTACCAATTCTTGGACTGTTTTTTGGACCATCTTTCCCTGCGAACAAAGCTATGACATCATTTGCATAGAAGATATGCGATTTTTTAGTGATGTTAACATAGAAGTCTCTTGTGTATACTAATTTCAACTTACTGATCAACTCTATTTTATTGTTTGGCTTGGAACATCCACCTATATCACCTATGATCTCAACTTGATTGTCTGTTGTTGCTATAATATGGTTACCGGCAACACGAAGGAACACCAGCCCAGGGCCACTTGGTGATTCTTGATATTGATGTATGTGTGGTCCCCTACAGTTTGTATAGTGTGGACAATAAATCTTGATGTATTGTCTTTGAGTGGTTATTTGCGAATTATCATCACGCATGATGAACTCAAGGCCATAACCAGACCTTATTTTCACATAAGCTTTCTTAGCAAGAGGCTTTGGATCTCCACCATGACCAACAGGATTTTGCTCTTCATTTTGTTTTTCTGGACTCAAACTTTTTCTTGATCCACTACCGCATTGCTCATTGTCCTCATCAATCATTTCAAATTGGTGCTTGCTTGTAGTTTGCATGCTGATGCCACGGTGTTTCCCAGCTATACATTTTGATTTTTCATGATCGTTAAGCTCAATTCTGTTGCCAAATGCAGTTAAAAGCTTGATTCCATTCCATTCACTCCTTACTTCAGGTTCTTTTTCAAGGTCTGACATCTCAATCATGTGTCCTGTAGCTGATTTGATGTATGTTCTGCCTTCAAATATGTTCTCTGCACCAAAGTCAAATGGTTTTAGGCTTCTTTCCCATTCTGGTATGCCCACTGGGCAACTAACGGAATCATCCATTACGAATGTGTGACCGCCAACACTCATGAGCTGTATTCCAGACTGAGGTAAATCACAAGTGTTGTTCTGTGGTGTCTCTGGTCCTTTATAGGGACGGCATTCATTCTCATGTTTGAAGTATGGATTTTGTCCTTTTTGCTGCTTATATCTTGATGATTTTGGATGCCCAGTTCTTGCTTGTGAAGAAAATCTTGGAATTAGCTTTCCACATATTGGAACTTCAGATGTTGGGACATAATCTGGTACAATATCTTTTACTTTTTGTGTTTTCGTTGCAAGTGCTTTGGCTATTTCGCTTAAGCCTGCAATTCCTTGATTTGGATTGCTGTCTGATGCTATTATGCCAGCGTCAATGCCTATCGATCTTGCCATGTCTGGATATGGAGCCTCTGGAGTTCCTTCAATGCAACTCACATCATCATCAGCTACTATTTCATCAGTATTTGGAAATGTAACATTACAGTCTGGGTGCGCCCATTGACCACCATAGTGAAGGTGGTCATCTTTGAGCATCAACCAGTTACCAGTACTGCTCGTAAGCTCGATTCTTTTCCATCGTCTATTACACTTTGGATCACCATCCACCATTTTTAAAGCGTGTTTTTCTGGTGTCTTGAATCCGTAAATGTTTGGAAATGTGATGATTCTTTGAACTTCAGGCATGTCTGCAAAGTCTAAAATTGAGGTTAGATCAAAACCATTGTAGCTTTCGGTATTCCATGGAGGTAAAACTTGGCTTTCATCATTGGGGCCAACAAGATATCCTTTTCTATGGCCTTCCCATATTTTGTAATATTCATCCATGAGGTGATTGACACCCCAATTGTGTTGACCTTCTGGACCTCTGTTTCTAGACCAAATGGTTCCAATATAAAAGGCAGAACTTCTATTTCCACTTTCAAAAACAAGGGCAATTGAAGACCCAGCTGGTGGAACCCAACTTAATCCCGAGTCGTCAAATCCACCCATTGCCGAAATAGGATGAGCCCATGGAAGTTGTTTTATTTGAACATCTGCTCTATGCAGCTTGGGACAGAAAAATCTGACACGATTTTGCTTCCATATATCTATTGTTTCTATGACAAGACCAACCATCAAGCCAAAGTGCATATCCTTTGTATCGCTCGTTTGACTTTTTTGATTCGTTCTTGCAATGGCGACCGTGGAATACTCTACGCTTCCTAGTTGATTTGTAAGGCTCAAAACTTTTCTTTCTAATTCTGCTATTTTGCTTGATACACTCATTAAACTTCTTCTCCTTTGAAGGTGCCATCGCCGGTTCCGTCTGTCATAGGCCCGCAACTGCCTTCGCCACCAATAGGTTCATCTGCCGCTAGTTCAGCATTAGGAACTGCCAAGCCTACTTTTAGTTTAGTTATAAACTTGCCAGAATCTATTTGGTGATCAACACCCTCAAGCATCCATTTTTTATTCGATAGTGTTTTATTTGTTGGTGGTTTAGCTATCCATGTACATGGACTCATAAATCCGCCATCAATTTTATATGGGCTTAAAACTGATATGGATATGTATCTTCCTATATCTGTTATATTTGCATATTTTACATCTCCAATTATAACAAGTTCTCCTTGAATACTTTTTGCGGTGTCAAATGGTTTATTGGCTAGAGTGTTGGCTGCTGTTGCCTCGTTCAACATTTTACCATGTTGTTCTTGTGGTATGGTGTGACTATACTCAACTGGAATTGCTTGCTCATTTCCAGATCCGCTTCCTTCAATTGGTTGAAGCTCTAAAGGTTCTTGCGCCTTATTTTGTTCACTTGTACTTCCGCTACCAGATTGGCCTCCAAAGCCACCAGCATCAAGAATCCAGTCTATTTCTGGATTAAATTCTATAACTGGACTGCAATTTCCACCATTGACAACATATGAGTCTATGACTCCGTCGCAAGCACAAACTTCTGGTTTTCTGCATACATCATCTTCTTGAATGACTAATTTTGTGTCTACCGGATCATATCTAAAATAAACTCCTTTTTTATCTGCAGTTTTTGTAGTGCTAACCCATGATCTTATAGTTGCTAAAAGTGTAAGTTCATTGGACTGCCAAACAGATTTATACCCTCTTGGCTCTCTCTCAAAATCAAAGTCACCATCACCCTTTCTGTTGCGAAACTCGACATCAATTGTTGGATCTTGAGTGTCGCAAAGTTGTATTATAGCATCTTTAAGATGTATAAGGTTTCCTTCTGAGCCTATATTTGCTGTCACACGGCGATCATTGTGTCTCTCAAGTAGATCTTTGCATTCAAGCTTAATTTTCGCTATGCCTTTGTCAATGTTAGTTGACATTTTTACCGGTAAAATATGTATCCATGGTGATAATTGTGTTTCAAAATCAACATTATTGGTACAATCTTTTAAAATCCACCCAAAACGAAATCTTGTGTTTTTTATTTCTTCAGGGGCAAGTTTAATTGTTTTGTTCATCAAGTCAAAAAGCTTTTTGTACCCTTCAGAACCCTCAGAAAGAATCTCAAATTCAACTGTGATTCCACCATTTCCTCGACTCATCCCATATTGCATAGAACTTATAGCCATAGTATGTGGATCGCTTGGAAGCGATTCGTTGCCGCAATAAATTTGCAGTCCTCGTATATCAAGTTCAACCCATGGAGCGTAAACACGACCAGCTGGTGGTTCTGCTGGTTTTGCACAAAGGCACTCTGCGGCATCCCCACTAATATTACAAGCCATAAATCACCTCAATAAATAGATCCTGGAATTCTAATGCTAAGTCCAGACTTAAAATCCCATATATCACTTATTCCATTGGCTTCAAGAATACGATGCCAAAACATGCTAGTTCCATAAAAATCCACTGCAACAAGATCTGGTCGGTATTCATAACCTTTTCCAATAACCGTGTATTTGTCATTTTGAGATCGCCTTGTGGTTGATCTTCTGTAGAGCGGGAATGTGATGTATTTGTTTTCTCCATAATAGATAACAGTACTGTCTTCGTATCTGCTATTTGCAGCTACCATTTTTCTTGCTTGTATTCTTGAAACTTCTATGTTATTTGCCATTGTTTATTCTCCCGATTACTGAGTGCCGCCGTTTCTTACGATGTCTTCTGCATATGGAAGATCAGATGACTGATACACGACTTCAAAGTCCAAACTTACATCAAGTTTGTATGGGATTCCCTCTGTTTCATCCCATGGAACTGCTGGGTCAAATTTCACATTATAATTATTCAAAACTACGCATAGCGTATCATCCGCTATATTGTTAAAGCACTTTATTTGCAATATTGGAGGTGGAATGTAAGTTCCAGTACCTGCTTGTTGGGGATAGACATGAGCTTCAAGCCAACGAAGTGTGTTTTTGATTGCCGAAGCCGATTGTGGCCCGCTAGCTTGCTGAACAAAAAAATGACATTCACATGTTATCATTCTATTTTCTGAATTTGCATACACCTTGAATGGTGCGCCTCTTCCAATACCTGTTTCATCATTATATTTTGCCGACTTTTTATCACTGATATCTGGAAGATTGTCAAAGTAAAGTGTGTTGGTATCACCCTTTGAATACAATGGACCGGCAGCTGCCAATGTGCTGTATATGTAGCATTCATCAAATGGAACGAGTCTTCCGTCTTTTCTTGTTGCTTTCACTTTCAACCCCTTAAATTATTTCGTTCCGGCTCCGATGTTTGATACTTGCTTGCCTGATGTCTGCATGAAGGCTCCATATGCCCACTTAGCATTCATGTATGGCTTATTCATTGTTTTTCTTGACGATGTATCTGCATCTGGTGCCGAACCACCACCAGACGACATACTTTCTCCACCACCCATGGCATCAACTAACTTAGTTAGAAGCTCAACCATTTGCTCATTCAGTATTGTTTGCTGTGATGTTTCGTTGGCTATATCACTCAACTCTGGAGAACCAACATTTGTCGATCCTGGCTCAGATGTAACTTTATCCCTTTGCACCATGTCTTGTGTTCCTATACCTGGCGGAACAACTGTAGCAACCGATGGCGAGGTTGCAAGTTCACTAGCTATGCTTGATTGAATTCCTAATGGCTCTATTAGTCCTTTGACGCTTGATCCGATGGATCCTATTATTGAATCTGGACCATCAAAAAGAGAAGAAAGTGTTGTGCTTACATTTTCCATGACATCTTGATCTGATGTCTTGGAAAGACTTGCTTGCGCTCCTCCCATTGCCTTCTCATCTGAGCCAGATCCGAATAGCCAACCACCAACGGATGAGGCCATGCTGCCAATTAATTTTGCTGGTGCAGTTGCGATGTCAAAGGCCGTGCTTGCAA